GCCGTAGTACACCCACTCCCAGGCGTCGGAACTGTTCGAGACCGGCACCCCGGACAGCGCATATACGGAGGTCATGTCCAGGCCACTCGCCCCGGCGAAGACGACGTTCAGCGACGGGAAGCAATACTCAATCTGGTTGCCCTTGGTGTTGTCGGGCATGTAGATGGCACGGTCGAAGAGGCCGTCAATGACCGCCGATAGCCCGCCCTGTGCGTACATGTAGGACTCGAAGGACTTGTGCCCGCCCCCGTGCCATGCCACCGTCTCACCGGGCCGCACGTAGGCCTCCCGCCCCGTCTGCTTGTCTCCGGGGTCGAGCCACAACTCCGGCTCCTTGATCTGGTAATCACCCACGTCCGCGAACGTGAACTTCAGAGTCGTCACGAGGGACACCGGCCTGCCCGCCCAGTACAGGTCGAACAGGAACGGGGCCTCGCGGGTCGTCTCGTCACGCCACGTAATGCTCGCATCGCGGCTGTACGTGTAGAGGGTCCCCGGCGTGAACGCATACTCCGTCTGGCGGCTGTTGTTGCCCTTGTGGTTGTCGGTCACACCGTCCAGGTGCATGTAGTAGCTGATCTGCGTCCCGATGGTCGTGGTTGTCACGGCCTCGGGGAGGATGAACTTGGACTGCAGGTAACGCCAGCCCCGCCAGTCATAGACCCCCTCGTGGTTCGCCTCGCTGGTGTAGAGGCCGTACAGCGCGTCGGCCTTGGTCGTCTGGTAGCAGGTGGGCACGGGACAGGTGCCGGGGTGCCCGGTTCCCTTGGCCTCCGTGTTGCGGGCGAGGAAGTTGCTGGCGATGGTGAGGGTCAGCGTTGCGCCCGGCGCTGTGACGGTGAAGTTCCCGTTGGCGTCGGGCACCGTCACACCGGCAGAAGCAACCCAGTCCGTATGGTCGTGCGCGGGACCGGGACCATAGATGCCCAGGCCCACGAAGCCCGTCATGTTGTGGTTGCTATCATAGGTCGCGCCCCGGTGGTGCAGGGCGTACACGTCGGACATGTACGGCGTCCCCGTGCGGGAGGTCGCCGACAGCGGCCAAGCGTCGAAGACGAAGGTCCCATCGTGGTCGAAGGCCGGGGTGCTGGTGTCCGGGTCCGCCGGGTTGGCCTGCAGGCTCACACTTGGCCCGAAGCCCGTCAATCCCGTGAAGCGTTTCCAGCCGAGGTCTTCGTTGATGACCGCATCGGTGTAGACCGCCTCGTTGACAACATAGATGTTGGAGATACCGCCCCCGTCGTCGGTGATGTAGTAGGGGGCGACCTCGGGGCTGGGGCCGATGGCGTAGTCGGCCCCCTCCGCGTCCAAGGCCCATATCCAGTACAGGCCGTTGGTGAGTTTGTCCAGCCCGTTCTTCTGCCCCCGCACCCAGTAGTCACCGTTGACTGCGAAGTCGGCGGGGGTGATGTTTCCCTCCTCGTCGGCAGTGACGGACTCCCCGCGATACTGGCAACCCTCGACCTTGTACGTGGGGGCGGGATGGTCGAGGGCACCGTGGGCACGGAGGGAGTCGTAGGGGAAGGATATCTCGACCGTGCCCTGCATGTCGGGGTCGTATGCGTCGAGTGAGATGATCCCGTACTTCTGCGTCACCCGTCCGAGGGCCTTGAGTTCCGCCAGCGTCCCCGTCCACGGCCCTATGTCCTTGCCGACCGCTGCTGCCAGCCCGTTGTCAACGTCCTCCTGCGTAGACAGTTTGCGGAGGCCGGTGCAGACACAGGCGAGGCTATCGGCGTTGGCCCCACTCATCCACTTGGCGATGCAGCCCGAGAAGTCGTAGCTGTACGGTGCGCCGACCGTGCAGCCATTCCAACTGTAGTGCCCGTCGCCCGGCGTGTGCCCCCACAGGCCGAGAGTACCGCCACTGGTGCCCTCCACCCACTTGTCGGTGTAGCCGGGCCAGTTCTGCTTGACGGCAGCGGAGAGGTCCACCGTCTCGCCGCAGAACTTGACGTTCTCGAAGGAGACGACGTAGCCGGGGACTTCATCCCAGCGGTCGTCGTCGGTGTTGACGGGGCCTACCCCGAATGTCAGTGGCACGGTTCCGCTGTATATATAGGAGCCACTGTACCCGTCAACGACTATGGTACATTCAGCGTTGTCAACCTCCCACGTTTCGGTTAGGACGTGCTCCTTGGCGTGGGTAGCGCCCTTCTCGCCGATGGGGATAGTTGAGGAGACACAGTTGAGTGTGCCACCGGCCAGCGACCATGATACAGAAACCCGTGCCTCAGCAATGCCACCGGCTACATACGAGACATGCTTTGTAAAGGACGGAACAACGTCACCAGGCGTCCCCCACACACTGAAGTCAAGACCGTCCCCCGAGGACCCGATTGATGTAATGTTCAGATTGAACGGGCCAGCTACAGTGTAGATGTCCCATATCTCCCCCTGGTCGCTGCCCTCGGGGAACCGCCAGCAGATGTCGAAGCTGCCACCGTAGCTGCCGCCCGTGATCTGTGTCTTTGCCATCTTGCGCAACTGCTCCTCGGGGACTGTGTACCCCGGCCCCGCACCCACCAGCGCGTCCCAACCCGCCTGCTGCACCGGACCCGTCACCCGATCCCGCCACGCCACCGGCACCGCGTAGCACCACGCCACCGTCAGCACCACTACCGCCAGCAACGACCACAACGCCAACCGCGTCTTCATCTTCAGTCTCCTATCTATGTTGTGACACGCACTACTATTATTGTATCACAAAAGATAGAAAACCGAACCATGAAGTTGGGTTTCCTGCCTACTTTTTACGCAGGCTTTGCCTTGGGTTGAGCACTCTTCTTGCCCGTCACGTATATCTCGTAACTCGCCATGGCCGTTAGCCACGTCTGGACGATGCTCATTGCCAGAACGCCCAAAGCCGGAATTGCCTCACCCTGCAGCAGAGGCCACGCCAGACAAGTCAAAACGGCCACCACAAATGCACTCAGTTGCTTGGTGATGCGGTCATCTGGAACCCACTTGAACCTCTTGCCGAGGCCAACAATGACGGCCACGATGATTCCCGCTACGGCCCATGTTACGTCGGGGGTGGGAGTAGTCATGTTCACACCTTCTCTAACTTGCCTCGGATGAAGCCGAGGTCATCTGCGATCTTCGTATCTCGTTCGGCCATCTGCCTGCTCATGTCATCCAGCCGCTGGTGGACCCGAGTGAAGCTATCCCTGATCTCCAGGTGACGGGCGATGCAGTCTTCCTTGGCCGCGAACCTCTGTTGGAGGGAGGAGAGGGTACAATGGATGTCTCCGTTGGCGATGTGGACTTTGGATTGGGCCATGGCTGTGACTGCCGTGGCACAGGCCCCGAGGAGGACCAACACTACCCCCCAGGATAGGAGGGTATTCTTCTCTCCGATGACCGTAGGGGTCTCTGTGCCACTTGTACTCTGCCCGAAGGCCATGGATATTGCGAACGTCAGCACGGCCAGTACGAACAGTAGCCACAGTAGCATCGAGATCGTCTTCATGGTGTGCCCCCTGCTTACTTGAGAACTGATCTCCTCGGCTTAGAAACGTATGCCTCGGCCAACTTCACTCCTGCCATACCTGCCTGCACATAGGGAAGACCCTTAGCGAGTGCCATGGTTACGCCCGCTGCAAAGCTGTCTCCAGCCCCAATGGTGTACTTGTTCTCAATGACCTCACCCACCGAGATTTCGGTCATGCCATCCTGACAACCCATGAGGATGGACTGCCCACCACGGGTGATATAGACCACCTTGACTCCGGTAGCCCGTTGTATCTCACAGGGGTCATCGGTGCCATAGATAGCCAGTGCTTCACTCAGGTTCGGAGTAAGGCAGGTTGCATGTTGCCAAAGATGGCACCGTTCCGCCTTGCTGTCAACGGTGGAAGAATTGGCCCGCTTCAGGATTTCCGATATGGCCTGTTCGGTATGCTCACAGACGAGGCCCTTCTTGTAGTCACTCAGAATGACAGCATCATACTTGTGGATGTCATCCACGAGTGCTTCGAGGGCCTCGAAGGGGCCGTTGTAGGGCAGGGTCTCATCCGCGTCAATGCGTGACACAACACAGTTAGAGTCATCGAGGCCACGGAACTTCACGGGGATGCTGCCACGATTGCTGAAGACGATCCGGTTGGCACGAGTGGTCTTTCTGAGGAGGTCAACGATCCAAGCTTCGGCTCGGGGGCCTGGGCCTGAGGTGTAGAGGTCAACGGAGACCTTCTGGGAGGAGAGGATGGTGGCTACATTGGCCGCTCCCCCGGCATAGACTTGTGGACGGCCTCCGCGAAAGAGGGGAATGTCGGGGTTCTCCGGCAGGCTTCCACCCCAATGTCCAGTAAGTTCCACATCAAGGATGCAGTCTCCAACAACGCAGATTCTCAAGTGACAGTTTCCTCATCGGCAGTGTCCTCTGACAGTATATGGTTGTTATGTCAACTACCCCCGCATGAATGCGGGGGCTTGCTGCTAACTTGCGAGACGTTGCGGCAATAGGCCGGTTGACAACGGCCCGTCGAAGACAGATTTACCACCCTCGACTTGGTACTTAGCTGCAATGTTGATGGCAGCGTTCAGATCGGCGTTGAGTTCGTACCCGCAGGACCGGCAACGGAAGACAGACTGGGACTTCCGATTGGACTTGGCAACATGACCGCAACGAGAACAGGTTTGGGAAGTATGCCTCGGGTCAACCTGGGCCATCAGACAGCCCTTCTCCTCGGCCTTGTAGGCGAGGAACCCCTGCAACTGGTCGAACGACCAGCCGTGCAACTTCCGTTGCTGTTTTCCCTTCCGTTGTCTCACGCGGCCACGGATGTCCGTCAGTCTCTCCACCGCTATCACGGTGCCTGGCTCAACGCTGTCTACGACCCTCCGGCTGATAACATGGTCACAGTCCCGCCGAAACCGTTGTACTTTTCCGCTCAGTCTCTTCAGGTGCCTCTTAGCGGACTTAGTGCCTTTGGCTTGGAGTCTGCGTTTCAGCCGAAAGTACCGACGATCCACTTCCTTCCAACGACGTTCACCATGGAACTTTCCGTCCGAAGTCACAGCCGGACGGTTCACGCCCAGGTCAACCCCAACGACCTGTCCGTTGGGGACAAACTCTCGCTCCGGCAGATTCACCACGACATGCAGATAGAACCTGCCCTTCCTGAAGATCAGATCAGCCGAGGCCGTTCCGGTGGCAATGGACAACCACTTGGCAGCGTGGGTGTTGATGGCAAACTGCAGGCTCAGCCTGCCAGCAGCAGAGGACATGCTGACTCCGCTCGGCAACAGCCGATAGGTCTTGCTGTCCAGCCGCATGGACAACTGCTTCACTACGGGACAGGAAGTCTTCCGCCCCCTCTTCATGTTTGTTCGGGCAGCTTTCAGAGCCTCGGTGGCCTTCACTCGGGCCGAACAGACAAGTTGAGACGGCAGATCGGGGAACTGCTCACGTAGCGGGTAGTAGGTCTCGTGGTGGAGTGACACACCATTGACGTTGTTGGTGGTATAGCCTATGTTGGAGACGTGATTGAAGCACTGGGCATACTGCTGGAGGGTATCAAGCATGGCCCGGCGTTGGTCGTCAGTAGGACGGATAGCAAGTCGTACAGTGCGTTGCACAGTTCATATAGTACGAAGTAGAGTTTGCTTTGTCAAGTAAGATGGAAAGGAGTTGGCCGTTTCCTCCCCCGGCTGAAGCCAGGGGTCTCCACGGCCAAATGTTCTATGACCTTTGCGGGGTCCGGTACACTTGTTCGCGAAGCCGAAACAGCCTGGCTGAACGTCACGATGGGGGAGAGGGTGCTGCCCTGCAGCATTTGAGCATACCAGTCGGCCACCTGAAACCGCCCGGAACGCCCCACCCCAGGATGCACGAACACAGGCCCCTGCACCTTGTGGTACTTGCTGATGGCCTCCCGCAGCAGCCGAATGGCCTCCTGCCACATGGTCTCATCCAGAGACAGGGCAGGTAGGGCTGCCGATCCGGGGATGTAGCCATCCACCATCCCGAGGTTGTCCTTGAACCATGCGAAGAGTTCCGCGAGACAGCCACCCACATTCGGCTCGTTCCGCGTCACGACACAGGGCAGTAGGCCCATGGGGATGGAGGCAGACGAGGGGCTGGTAGTGGCCGTCTCCGGGATGATCTCGACCGGCACGGCATAGAGGTAGATGATGGTCTTTTTGACGTTCACGCTGTAATCCAATCAGCCAGTGAGTTGACGGCATGTTCCCCCGCAGCAAACAGGGGCATGTAGCGGTAGTAGGGCTTCAGTTTGCCCCGGTACACTCGGATGCGATCAATGGTGCAGGCCCCGTAGGTGCTACCGTCACGGGCCACGTAGAGGGGGACGGCAGGCATGGTAAAGGTGCCTGTGGATGCCACTTCCCCAATCATCTGTCCGTTCAGATAGAGTTGCTTGCTCACACCATCGTACACAACACAGAGAGAGTACCACTCGTCCGTATCCACCGTCAACTGACCTAGCACGGAGGAGGGGTTAGTCACATTCCCTAAGGCTGCTGTGATGTTTCCGCTGGCATCTATGGCAAGATTCAGCCCATCGGCCTGGGTGATGATGGGGCAGGCCACTCCAGACGAGGTGAACTTGATGCCGACTTCGAGACTGACGGTGTGCCCCGTGAAGGTCTCCGCTGTGGGGGTGCAGGAACCGTAGTCATCGGTCCCGTCAAACAGGACCCCATACCGCGTCTTCCCGGTGGTCCAAGTCCCGCCTGTCAACGTCAGGGTCTCCCCATTGAGACGGGTACTGTAGATCGAGGTCCCCGCGTTCTCCACGAAGGGCCAGAAGATCACGTCATTGTAGTTGGCGGTCTGGTTGACGACGTGGAAGTCATCCTTGACCCGAACGTTGGCCTCGATGAGTAACTCGTCAAGTAATCCTGCGAAAAAACTTGACCCGTCCGTGCCAACCGTGAGCGTCTCCCCCGAGGCCGGGTACTCCTCGGCCCAGGAGGTCATGGCAATGCTGCCCCGGTACACCAGATCGTCCAGGGCCAGAAACACCTGCCCGTCCAGGTACTGAAGCGTGATGAACTGCCAGGTGGAGGTCGTGGCCGTCAGGCCCGAGGAGACGGTGTAAGTGGTCCCCCCGTCTATGATGTCCACCTTGAGGACCCCGGCCACGAGGTAGAGCGAGAAGCGATCCGCGAGTTTGCAGATGGGCCTGGTCCCAGTCAGGCTGGAGGGGTTCACCCAGGCCGTCACATAGAGGTAGTTCCTGAGGGGTTCCTCCGCTACGAGAGTGACGGTGGCCGAGTCATTGGTGCCGTCAAACGACAGGCAGTTGCCGAACTTCCCGGTAGCCCAGGTGGCCCCGGAAACGGCAATGTCATTGTCATTCAGGGAGGCATCTGCTCCCTCTGCACCGGAGGTCTCATCGAAACGATAATGGGCCATACTGGTAATGTCAGTTGCCAAAGGGGCAGTAGGAACCACGATGGACCACGTATGGTTCCTCCCGATGGGGACGATGGACCCGCCCTCGGCAGCATGAGTGGCAATGTCAATGATCTCCGCAGCCTTGGAGAACACGTCATCCACTTCCACCCTGGCCCCGTGTGTGGACCGGCTACGGGACTGCCGTACTGCCCGAGCGAGTTCCGTTAGTGCTGTTGCTTCAAGCATTCCCTACCTCAATAAAGTGGTTGACATGCCCACCATTAGTGCTACAATCTATCTGTCATCGGATAACCCCCGTTCGATGGCAGGAAGCCCACGCCCCTCCCCACCGAGTGCGACGTGGGCTTCTTCTATTGCACCACCGGCCACTGGGTGCAGGTCACTTTCATCCCCTTGATGGCTGCCGTCTCCGAGTTGATCGTACTGTTAGCCACCGTGTTTAGCGAAATTCCATAGTCTATGTCAGTGATTCTCCAGGTGGCCGCTACTCCGTACACCTTGATAAAGTCGTCCTTCTGGATGGCTGGGTCAAGTCTGGTGGTGAACTGCAGTCTGACACCGAACCTCCCGTAGAAGGCCTTCAGCCGATTGCATACATCCGTCACGGCACTCAGGGTGTTGAGTTTGGTCAGTACGATCATCAGCAATCTGCGACCCACGTAGTTGGGTGAGTTCTTGTCCGATTGCGAAGCCGGGTCCTGGTACATGGCAATCAGAGGCTTGTTGTTCCGCTTGTCCTCTCCCACCACCCATATCTCGTTGTAGAAGTTGTCCATGAACAGTTCGACCTTGGCATCCCGGTAGATCACATGGTCATCGGCTGTGGGCTTTTCCGTGCTCAGTGAGTAGTAGGTACGGGCAATGGTGGGTATCTCCATGCCGGTGCTATCCACCGGGATGTACTTGAACTCGAACTTGCCGTCCTGCGAGAACCGGCAGGTGTGGGTGCTGCCGAACCACTCCTTCAACTTCTTGATGAAGTCCTCGGCAGGAGTCCCGTCCTCCGGCTTGAACTGGTACCCATCCTTGCCCATCTTCTTGGGGAGTGTGATCTTCCTCCCCCCGATGGTGCCGTCCGTAGTGTCTATGTCCAGACGGGAAGCATCATACCCGAGCCGACCCATGAACTCCGTCAGACAGGCACTCAGCAGTTGCCCATCGTAGGCTGGGTGCCGGGCACACAGTTCCCGCTGCAGGTAGACCATCCCGTCACCCATCTCCCACTCCAGTTCCAATGCTCCCTTGTTGGGGACCGCGAACCAATCGTACTGGGGGTTGAGGGTATACAGGACGGCAAAGTCCTCCCCGTCAATGTCAACGTTGACCTCGTTGCAGATACGTTCGGCCATGGCATTGTAGGTGGCATCCGGGTTCCGTATCTTCATGTTGAAGCGAACGTTGCCGTCATCGGACACCTGCCCCGAGAGGTCCATGACATCGTTGCTGATGTCTGTGGTGGGATCAGCCACGGTGGAGGTGCTGCCGTCATAGTCCACGATGAGGTCATTGATGACTGGGGAAACGTTTTCGGTGGGGGTCAGGATGACCTCGACCTTGAAGTCCTTGAATTCGACTCCCCCGCTCGGGTCCACCAAGGTCTCCGTCTCCACTCCATTGCTCTTGACGACCGAGTAGATGTTGTAACGGATACCTCCCGTGCCGGTGGCCCCCGAATCGATGGCCTGGTTGGACATGAAGCCCCGATCCGTATTGATGAGGGAGGGGCTCCAGCCGAACACGCTCAGGGAGGGGTAGACACTGTTGCTGGCTGCCTTCGAGAAGATGCTGCTCTTGATCGAGCCGGTGGATTCCGTCTCCAGAGGCAGAATCTGCACCTGCCCTGTCCCGCCGACCGTACTCTGGATACCCGCAATACCCTCCGGCAGCATGTAGATGTTCTGCCGGTCCATGGCCGAACGGAACAGGAAGCCCCCGCCCTCAATGATGTCCGAGGACACCAGCACGTCATCATCCGACATGGCGATGAACTCGATGCTGTGCCAGCGAGAGGCCAGGGCCTCGGGGGTCACGACAAGGTTGTAGGAACACTGCTTCTGGAGGGCTGCAGCCGGGTTGGTAATGAAGTAATCGTAGTTGTCATACGGGTACTCGTAGACCGAGAGCTTCATGTTCTGGTCAATCGTGAGCATGAAGGGTGTGAAGTAGATACGGGCACCGTAGGCATCCGTGTACCGAGTGTGATCCAGCCTCGGGTAGATGTTCAGGTAGGCCGTGGTGGTGCTGGCAGGACGGTACCAGATGAAACTCATCAGGACCCCACGGTTCCTGCCAATGACATGAGTGGTGTCCAGGTGTGCTACCCATGCCGTAGTGGCCGCATAGGTGCTGTTGCTGCAGAAGCCGATGGCCTTGTCCCCCTGGCCGAGGGCATCACCCGACTCGACCCAGGCCGTGTCATCATCCGGGTATCTCTGGTAGTCGTCGAGGCCATAGGCATAGGTGGACCGCTTCCAGTTGTGCTTCAGGAACACGGCCCCCGAACGAGTCGAGATTTCACAGTCATCGGGAATCCATCCTCGTGTCCACTCAGAAGGAGTGCTGGTAAAGGCCTCGGCCTGACGGGAGACGAGGTTCTGAGGGGGCCTGACGACCACGGAGATGGTGGGCTTTGACATTAGGCGGTCCTCGCGGCATTATGCTGTGAGCGCATGGCTGAAGTCCCTCACAAATCCATTCATGCCAGAGTTGACTGCCTGCTGCATCTTCTGGTCCATAGCATTGATGTCAGCCCAACTGATCTGCAGGGTCCAACTCCGGTTGGTCTGCCCCACGATGTCAGCCCGCATCTTATCACCCATGCCCACGGAGTTTGCGGCATCCCCGAACATCTGATTGATCCAACCCTCGGATGCCACCCTCTGAACGAGGGCTGCCGGTGCCCCGATGATCTCACCGACGATGCCCTTCCACTTGTCCTTGGTCTGATCTCCCAACAGGTCCAGGCTCTTTTGCATGTTCGACCAGTACTCTGCTGAGTCGGGGGCCGACATCTGTGCCTTCTGCTGGTACATGGCTGCCAGTTTCCGCTTCTCCATCTCGACCGCATCCTCACCGATCAACCCCTGGTCGGCCATGGACTGCATATACGACAGTTTGGCCTCCTCGGCACCCAGGACGGCCTCCTGAGACTGCTTCAGCCGCTCGGCCATCTGGACCTGAATGTTCATCTGCTCGGTGATGTCGTTGTTGGCAATGGCCTGCTGCAGTTTGAGCCTCAGTATCTGAGTGTCCATCTGGAGCAACTGAGATTCCGAAGCCCCGCCGATCTCAGCCCCGCGACGACGAGCCTCCATCTGCCCCAACTGGGCACCCGACTCGATCTTGTAGGCCTCGGAGTTGTAGCCAGCAATGGCATTAGCTGAGGTCCGACGTTCCGCATCTATCTGCCTCTGTGCCCGCTGCTTCTGCTCCGGTGTCAGGTTCCCCTGAGCCATGGCCCGCTGGTAGTCAGCCTCCACGCCAGACATCCTCTGCCGCTCGACATCGGCCTTGTACCGTTCGTACTTTGCCCTCTCTGCAGGGGAAGCATTCGGGCCGGGGGCATACAAGTCGAGTGACTGCTTGGCATAGTCCTCCCGCGAACCACGAGCAGCCTTCAGGGCAGCCTGCAACCGCTCCCGCTTCTTCTTGGGGTCGGCCTCCCCGGCAGCAGCAGCCCACTCCCCGGCAGCAATGTCTGCCCCGAAGATGGCCCCCATGTTGCCCATGCCGGAAGCCCCCATGAGGTCCTGGGCATTCTGCGTCTTGCCCAGATTGACGATGATCTGCTTCAGGTTGGCCTGCTCCCGCAGCAGCCGTGCTGTCTCCTCGGCCCGCTTCAGTTCCTTCTCGCGTTCCTTGGCACCGATGGTATCCAGTTGGTTGAGTTCGGCCATTGATGCCCGCATGTCGGCCACGGCCTTTTCGGCAGCAGCAGCATTGGCATCTATCTCTGCGAACGCATCAGCCGTGTCATCACCGTTCTTTTCGGCATCATCCAGAACATCCGAGGCACTCTTGAATTCGGGCACCGACTCCTTTGCCGTGTCATACTGGTCCTTCAACACATTTGCCAGTGCAATGGCAGGATGAGTCATGTTGAGCATTTCCTGATACTGCTTCCGTTCCTCGTTGGTCAGGTCTTGGGATGCCAACTTGGCATCTATCCACTTGCGAGCCTGGAAATCAAGCTTGCGGCCACGTTCCTGCATCGTCTTGTCCATTGCTTCGAGATCGGAACCCATACCCTGTATGCCCATGTCAATCACGTCATTGCCGAACTTACCTGCCTTGCCACGCAACTGAGCGTCGGATGCTTTGCGGTATGCTTCACGTTGGGCATTGGCCCTGTTCACATCCCCCGACGTGTTCAACTCAGCCTGATAGGCCAACTTAGCTATGATCTCCCGAGCCCGAGCAAACGTCATGCCCTCCTGCTTCATAAGTTGCTCATATACATTAGTGGGCCCGACCTTGGCCCGATCCATCTTGATTAGAGCATCAATGTCCTCTGCTCCAGTCTTGACCGCCTGCTCGGTTGCTGGATTACGCTTCAGCAGACCAGACCATGCATCCAGTTCCTTGATGCTACTCTTGATGGAATCGATGAACTGCTCATGTACCTTCTTGGCATAGTCAAGCACATAGGCCGTCCCACCTATGGCTACTAGTATGGGTAGCAGTACGGTGAAGGCACCGGCCAGGGATGCCAACTTTGCCCCGAACGTGGCAGCCCCCGCAGTGATCCCCTTGAAGGCATCAATGATCCCCCGGAATGGTGACGAGAGCAGTTTTATCATGGCATCCGCTCCCCCGCCGAACGACCCGCCGATTCTCATCCCCAATGCACCACGCCCCGCCATGAGACCCGCCCTCTGGGCCACAACATCGGCCTCATCTGTAGCCAATGTCGACTCTGCCACCGCCAACTCCTGTTCTCTCAGTGCAATCTGCTCACGTATCAGGTCAAGCCGTGTAGCATCTGCTCCCCATCGGATATTTGACACATCAAGAAGCCTGCCTTCTAGCATCCACTCCTCACGCTTCAACTCAACTAGCCGTGCCTGTATCTGACGTGCATTGTTGATTGAGGATGGGGCATTGGGTGTAACACCAGGAGTCACTACACCTCCGCCCATGGATACCGACAACTGCTGTCTCAGTACCTGTGCCTGTCTCTCCAATTCCGATGTTCTGGCAGCCGCCAGTCCCAATTGTTCACGTTGCTGGACTGTCTCAGCACCTTGAAGTGCATTGATCTCTTCCTGCAGAATGTTCTGTGCTGCCTGAGCCTCAAGTACTGCCTGTTCTGCCTGCACAATCTGACGAGGCAATGCAGCCCTGTTGTACTCAACCTGGGCCGTATTCCTGGCAGCCACAGCAGCATTCACAGCCTGCTGTGCGTTCCCCATACGAGGCCCAGTCACACCGGCCTGCTCAAGCAGAATGACCTGTGCCCTTGCCCGTTCCTCCTTGTTGATGGCCTGCAGCAATGCCAACTTGGCCCGCATGGTTGAGATGTCAGCAAGGCTTCTCTCGGCCTCGATCTGAGCCAGTGCCCGGTTGAGACCCATCAACTCCATCTCGGCCTTCAACAACGTGCCGAACTGCTCCCCCTGGGTGTTCATGTAGACCTTGAGGGCCGCGAACACACCCATCAGGGTCACGCCACCGGCAGCCACCAGTGCCAGACCCGTGGCAGCAGCCATCAGGGCCGTACCCCACAGCAACGTGTTCGCTATGGCCTTGCCCAATGGACTGTCAAACAACTTGATGAGTCCAGTGGCCTCGGTGTTGGCTGTCTTGGCTGTACCAATGAAGTCCTTGAGACTGGTTATCCAGCCGATGATGGTGCCGGATACGTTCTTCCCCATTGCGGCACCCAACTGAGTAAGGGCATCATCGAGGTTGCTCAGTTGGCCCTGCACCGTCTGCATGGTGGCTTCATTCATGCCACGGTACTTGGCCCGAATTGCACGTACAAGTGCGTCAACGGCCCTAGCCTGATTTGTGATCTGTCCATTCGGACCCGCGAAGGCATCCGGGGCAAACTGCATGGCATCCTCACGGGTGATCTGGAACGTCTCCTTCAGCCTTCTGAATTGGCCGTTGGTGGCATCCACGAAGGCCCGAGTGGCATTGACAATCGTTATCCCTTCCTGATTCACCCCGGCTGCCAGGTCGGCCATGTCATAGATGAGGTCCTTCGGGTTGAACCCCTCCACGGCCAGCAGCCGACCCGCCTCCAGCACCTGCTCCACCGTGTACCGAATCTTCACAGCATCGTTCACCAACTGGTCCACCATCTGTCCGCCCACCTCAGCAGACTGGTAGATGGCCGAAAACTGACGCTTGATCCTGTCCACCATCGAGAACGAATCCACCATTTGCTTGGTGACGAGACCCATGCCCGCTGCCACGGCCCCCGTGGTCATGGCAAACTGCTTGAGGGAGACACCGGCCATCATGAATCTCCACATAGTCATGGAGGCCCGGTCTGCCCTGATGGAGAACTTGTCCAGCCACTCAGAACCAGTCTGAATGGATAGGGCGGCACGACGAAACGACGTGGTAAAACTACCAGTCTGGGAGTGGAGTTCCTTCAGAAGATTGTTGGTGTTGCCGATGCTCTGATTCTGTGTGTTGATAGTCCTTGTGAGCCGTTGACTCTCACGATTCATCTGGGCAGCCCCACCAGCAGCAGCCTGAGAGGCCCGGTTAGCGTTCCGGGCCTGCTGGGCAACCTGACCGAGGCCAGCAACTAGATTGCTAGTCTCCGCGAGGAACTTCACCACAACTTCATCCTGGTATGCGATAGGACATCACCACACTTACTCGTCCCGAATCTTCACGCCCGCCTTCTTCCACTTCTCCATCACGGCCCGACTAAAGGCTTCCCTCTCCTCATCCGTTGCATCCTTGACCAACTTCTCTGGCTTCTGGCCCTGTCTTGCCATAGCCCGCATCACCTCCAGCAACCCCTCATCCTTCTCTCCACTGCTCCCCCTCGGGCCATACTTCTCGGTGTACGTCCTCTGACATATGAAGCACACCTTCTCTGCCGTCTGAGACTTCTCACTACACTCACGGCAGACGTTCTGCGACCGCCGCTTGATACGGTGGTAGGCCAGCAGTGCCGTCACTTGGTCATTCGTGAGATTCAGTTGGTCAGGCAACCCGCCCAGATGCTCTATGCAAGCATCCATCAACTCGTATTGACCGGGTTGCCTTAGGAGAAAGCCTCTACAACATCCGTCTCTCCCTCTTCACCCAACTTACTGACCTCACGACACTTCTGCAGCAGTGCGGTCAGGGCATAGCCATTGTAGTTGTTGATGGCCTCCAGGGCCTCGTCATCCAGCACCGGCTCCACTACACAGTTCTTGACGAGGGCATTGCCAGCAGCCTGAATCTGCGTCTTCCGCTCGTCATCGTCCTCAGTCCGCAGGAGTTTCAACTGGGACACGATGGCCCCATACTGGGCTACGGCAGTACATGGTGCGATCATCACCCTAAAGGGTGTGTCGGGGATGTCGAACGGGACAGCATGGGCCTTCCGCATTTCCGGCAACGACTTGATGTCCTCCAGAGAGGCTACCCGCATCTCCTGCACGACTTCCTCAACCGTAGGCTCTGCCACGACATCGGGACTGCGCGGATTGTCATTCACGTCAATGTTCCTCCATTGGGGGGATTGGTTAGTGGGGGCCGTCACAAGACGACCCCCACCTTTGGCTTACGTGAACGAGATGGTCGGAGAACTACCTGCCGACAGCACCGTGACTTCCTCCGTCATCGGATTGTCGATGTTCAACGGGACACCCGTAATCATCCCGGTCCCGAGGAAGTTGAAGCCGGTGGAAGCAAACGAGACGAGGATCGTCCCGCCGCTGATGATCGACTGCAGGTACTTCGGGCTGGTCTCGACGAGATTGGTGCAGGTCATCCGCCAATCCATGATGCCGAACTCACGCTTCTTCCAACTATCCCGCAGAGCGGTTACATCAATCTCCTCCGAAGTCACCTCGAAGGTAGCATTGCGGAAGAGTCCAACGACGGACTGTCCGTCAACAGAGAGGACCGTCACGTCCTCCAAGGCTGTCTGGCGACCAGTGAGGGCTGCCAAGGTAATCACCTTCACGGAGAGCAAACTGCTGGAGATCGGCTATGGCTCTCTGCTGAATGTCCGAGCCTGCCTCTCTCACGCTGGCCGAACCCTCATGTACGAATGTGACGGGGTTGTACCAGATTTCCCAACGTGCTTCGTTTGCTCTCATACATAGTTCTGCGTCAGAGCTATAGAGAAAATATAGTGTGTCCAGCAGCCCTATCTCCCTCAACATGGATGCTCTCAGCATCACACACGCGAATGTAACCCAAGGGACTCTCTCGATGTCCTTACAGTCCTGTGTGCGATGTCTGAAGCGAGTTACGCATACGGCATCCTGTTGAACGATGCCCCAGTTATCCCCAAGTTGATAACGGGTGGGCCAGTACACCAATGAAGGCTTCGTGATCGTCCCTCCGGTGTGCAGTATGCCACCGCTGGGAGACACTAACCTAGTGCCGATAATGCCAACTCTGTCTTGCGATGTAAAGGGACTTAGAATTGCTTCATCCCAATTTGCGGACAGAATGACATCGGGATTGACAACAGCGAGCCAGTCCACACCGGCATCCAGCAGCATCTGTAGGCATTGGTTCATGCCTGCTGAGTAGCCCGTGTTCTGCTCGTTGACATGCACAGGCACACCGGCTTCCCGCAGCATGGGAACGGTATTGTCAGTACTGGCATTGTCAACGACACAGATGTTGAGTGGGTAGGTGGTCTGGAGATAGGACGACCAAGAGTGGGTCAACTGACGGGCTGAGTTGTAGGTGAGGAGAGCCAGCCCAATCTTAGGTGGACATGCTTGCATGTCTTATGGGATAGCATTGCCATGGGGTCTGGTCAAGTGAGGGGGAAAGGGGGAACTACCGGGGCACAACCACTAGAAAGCTCGTCAGCCGTCTGCCGGGCCTGACACGGTACTTCCCACAACCGTACAGTCCTGCGGACATGCCACCGTCCAGGTTGAGGGCCTCCGTCAAGCCAGCATCCAGCATCACACGGGACCAAGTGCGAAGTCCGATAGACTCGTTTGTTGCCAGCAGGACCAACTTGCCCGCCCGCATCGCCGCAACGTCTCGCAAGTTAGCGGCAAGCCCCCGCATTCATGCGGGGGTAGTTGACTGGTCCCACAGCAGCATGGTGTCCCCGCTATAGTCTCCGGTTTCGAGGTAGTCACAGAAGCCGTTGCAATCGGATGGTTGGCCGGGGATGGTCCTCCAGTACGGGCAGGGCTTGGTCAGCATCCCGAGGCCCAGAAAGTGCCCCGTGATTACGGTGTAGCAGTACTGCCCGTGGGGGATGACGGAGGTGTCCTTAGCCATGCAGGAGAGTCCGCCCCTCAGCGTCCTTCTGCTCGACCTCCAGCACCGTCTCCTCCCCCGTCTCCTTGTTCACGATAACCACACGACCGATCTGCTCCGTCCGCATGAACTGCAGGTAGGCCTCCCGCTCCTTCTGGTTGGGCTTCTTGCTGGCTGTGACCTTGAGTGTCTTCACGTCAATCTCCTATCGAACGAATGTCTTTGAGAATTGCCATCACGCGATCCGCGATGAACACGGGATTCATCTTGGCAATGCTCTCACAGTACTTTTCCTGGCACGGAGGGTCTAGAACGACCCTCTCACACGGGCTGCACTCCGTCTCCCCCTGCAGGTACGTCACGCTCGGGTAGTACGAGGTCCGCTTGCTGCCGTCCGTCATCCCGAACAGAGCGACCGTGGGGATGTTGCAGGCTCCCGCTATGTGCATGGCCCCCGTGTCACACGTCAGCAGTACGTCCATGTGCTCCAAAAACGCAATGTAGTACTCCAAAGGGCCGAGTACCTGGGTCATGTCAACGATATGGTCAGGAGGAGCGGATGCCACCCCGTTATTGGTAAACACAATGCGGTTTTCAGGCCCCCCGAGGACGTAACAGTCACACCCCCGGTCCACCAACTCCATCATCGTGTAGGCCCCCAGAAAGTGGGGAATCGACCGGAAGTGGCAGGCTGAGTCCATGTGGACTCCGATCCGGGGCCGTCTCTCGTCTCGGATGTAGCCCTGCAAGGCTCTGGCTATCTCGAAGTTCACATCAACCATCGGGGGCCACTTGGGGACCTCCACTCCGAGGTACTCGGCAAAGGACACCATCAGTTCCTGGCCCACCGAGGCCCGGTCCATCTCCGCGATGTTCACCCAGGCATCGTACTGGTTGGCGACCGTCTCGGTCACGGGGTAGTCCCACAGGGCCACATCATCCCCGATGAGGCACTGGTCAGCAATGGTGGATGCCACGGCCACCGACACCTCGGGACGATTGAACCTGAACTCCTGCAGGACCGGCTTGAGGGATATCACATCACCGATGCCACCAGGGAAGAAGACGAGGAGATTCTCAGTGTCATCTGTCACGGGCCTTGCGGGGAGGACCTCATAGGTGGCCTTGGGGTCGGTTTCCAGCATCCGCTCGAAGTACTTGGGGGCCATCACATATGGGATGCCTGAGTAGAGCAAACGGTAGCCCGAAACCACCCCCGAACGGCAGGCTGTGACGGCTAGTTCCTTGGAGAACACGGCACGGTAGAGTTGACGATGCGGGACAGACACAATGGCTCCTTACCTTGACAACTTCAGTACGAATAGCACCCCCAGCACCACCACCACGATCCCGAAGAAGATGATCCCCTTGGTCTTCTTGAGGGCAATCTCACAGCCCCATTCCATCGAGGCGAAGACCAGCCCCGCCAGTGCTGCCAGCCACCCCAGCCTCTTCATCCTCTGCCAGATGTTCTCGACATCCACGGCAGACACTTCAATCAGCACGGACTCGTTGTCCTCGCTCATGCCCTCTCCCGAAACCCGGCTCCCAACATGAGCATCCGGGGTAGATTGCGAATGAACGGCACGAAGGCATCAATGACGTGCTGCCGGAAGCCCTCCCGCTTCTTCATCCGGTGGGCCGGATTCTTCGGGTCCGTCCAGCCGTGGTCGAGGTAGTACATGATGGGCCTCGTTGGCTGATTGACAATCATGCCTCGGGCAAGGTCATCGGCATCTGCCCGCTTGTCCTTGGTGGGGTCATAGGCATACGGGGTCATGGTGGCCCGAGTATTCAGGTACATCTGCATCCCCAGTCCGCTGATGCCCGTGTTCACGTAACTGCTGCCGTACAGAGAAGTGTGAGGTCCGGTCTGCAGGTTGCGGGCCTTGATGGAGGCAACACCAGCCGGGTCCAGCCACTCCTGGGGGTTCACAATGGAGGTATCCTCGTTCGACTGGCTACCGTACTTGCCATGGCCCGTGTCCTCGTAGTACCGGGTGAGTTCCGACTGGGGGTTGGTGCCAGCCTGCAGGGCAATCTTGAGGGCCTCCCGCAGGGCCTCCCGAATGACCGACCTGTTGCCACCAAAAGGCTCCCGCTGGATGGCCGCAGCACGGTCATCATAGAGGTCGGCCAGTCTCTCCAGATCGGACAGGTCTAGTTTCACCAGGTCATCCCCCTGCACCAGACTACGAACCGTGCCCCTCCCGCATACATGCGAGGCAGCAGCAGATGCAACTGCTGAGTGAAGGGGTCATCCAGCACCCCGAGGCACTCCACGCTGTCCACCCAGGTCAGGCCCAACTTATCCAATGCCATGATGTTCTCAACGACCTTGACCGCCAACTCACGTCCCGCCTCACGGGGGCTGACACCGTTGGTGTTCTCCGCGACCACATAGATGTCCACGGTGAAGGAAGCCTCAGTATGATCTCCCCGTGTGGTAAAGGCAGGATAACTTCCCACGGGATTGAAGTAGACGGCAGGGAAGTCCGTGCTCAGGTCCTGACTCGACATGAGGCTCGGGTCCGCTTCCATCTTCAACTTGAATTCGAGGGCATACTCAGCCGTGGCCCCGGCAGTACTATCCGTGCTGGCATCATCGTGGTTGACGGCATACCGAAAGCCGAAGTCATCCCCGTCTTGGCCTATGATTGAGTTGACCGCATCCAGAAGAGTCTCAGACATGGTTCACCTATGATATCGGCTGCTTCCTCAGAATCACTTGCTGGTGGTCGTTCGAGAAATCGGTAGGCCGCTGGAACTTGACAGGGGGTTCTACGGCCACGTACTTCTCACTCGTGGCATCATTCGTGATCTCGTCTCCCATCTGCACGTCCGCATCATAGCCAATGAAGAGAATGGTCTTCCCGGTCTCAGCAGGCCCCATGAATGTCCCGAATGTGAAGGCAGGCTCGAAGGGACTGAAGAGACAGGGCTCCTCCGACAGCACTGCCGTTGGAGTGGTGTACTTCTCCCCGCGAGTGACACGGGTGCTGGAACAGGTATGCGGAGTAGGATGGGAAGCCACTATGATCTCCCCGCGACGTAGTTGTTCGAGATTTTCAGGAGGGTGTCATTGAGGCCCCCCTCGGCTACCTTCATCGTCTCTCTACCTACACTCTCCGAGACAGATAGCTGCCCTGCCCTCCAGCCCCCACCAGTCAACTTGCTGGTCCCCACAGCCATCAACGCCGTATAGAAGGCCAAGTCCACGAAGCGGTTGTCACCGATCTGGTCCAGTTCATCCAGCGTCCGGCTGGTGGCATAGATGACCGCTACGTGGTACACGCCATCCGGCACCGGCTTCAGCCAGATTTCGTCATTGCGAATCTCCCAATGTCCCTTGAAGAGACGGTTCAACTCCGACATCTTCATGTAGTCGAGCATCAGCATGGACGGGTCATCCTCGGGGTACGTAGCCAGGAGGATGTCCTTCCACATGTCCTCCAGTTCTGTTGCCGAGTACGAAGGGTTCCATGCTACCGACCTTATCCAGAGTGCGTCAGTAGGTTTCGCGTAGTTAGGTTGATCTGCAACAGTATGTATACATGTGGCATGAGTCGTGATGCAAACCTTGGGCTTGTAGAACAGATAGGTCCGCAGGGCATCGTCAATCAGGGTGCCGAGGCTCTCATCAGAGATGTCATTGCTGCTGATGCCCTTGGCCCTGAGTGTATTGATGAGTCCCGATTGGATGAAAGGATTAGTGGCTGCCATCTGGCATCAGTCTCCCCTATGGTCCACTCCAACCTACCACAGCATCCCAATCAAAGCAAGTGACGTGGAACTATCTACCGGCCCTCCCCCAGGCCGAGTGCAGGCAGCCGACGAACTCCTTGGTCATGTTGTCCAGGGTCCACTTGCTGTAGTCCCCATTCACACTGGGCCTCGTATCTACAGCCCACTCCATGAGTTCTGCCAAGTGTCTCTCGTCAGGTTCTGCCCATCTGGCATGTGATGCCATCATGCCTCTACCACACTTTGAGAGTCCCTTGATGCGAATTCCCCATACGCCATTTCCGTCTATGTAGTCGGCCAATCCAGACCAGTTTGTGACGATTGCCGGGGTCTTGCTGAGGACCGCTTGTATCGGTGGCATACCACACCCTTCCCCCCTTGACGGCTCTACCAGACAATCAAGTTCACAGTAGAACTCGGCCAGTCTCTCATCCCCCCAGTCCTCGTCAATCACCTCGATATTGCTGCTGGTGATGCTTGGCATTTTACTGGCACTCATATCCCGCGTCTTGATGACCAACCTAACGTCATCACGATCCCGAAATGCCATCTCAAATGCACGAATCAGAATGTCCGTTCCCTTTCTTGGCCCTTGCCTTCCCACGGCCCCAAAGACATATCTATGCCCATTTCTGATGCGTTTTCGGGGGTGGAATTGTGCGGCATCTATGCCCCACGGGACCACCCTGATGTGCCGGTTGTACTTGCCGAATACCTCAGCACAGAACCTGCTGGGTACCCATACCTCATTGGACCGTTCAACATGCCGCTTCCATGAATCGGGTATGTCATCTGCCTCGTACATCGTGTAGGACACAGAGTACCGACTGCAGATACTATCCAGTATGTCGGGGAAGCCTACGGCAACACCCATCCGGTCATAGTCACCGTTCCTGGCAATCAGATCGAGGATGTGTTGTTCTGTCTCTGGAGGAATGAGCGATTTCGTGGCACGGAGTTGAAAGTCGAGGTCGGGCCTTTTGGCAAGTTGAGTTACTAACCCTCTGAAGCCTACCGCATACCCAGTGTAGCGAGCTAACGGCCCCAATAGCCTGAAGCGAGTCATGTGGCCTCCGACAAAAACGGGGGACAGCCCCGAAAGGCCATCCCCCGCGTCCCTATGCTCCCCCCGCGTTAGTTGACGTAAGTGAGAGCCGTCCCGGCAGCACTCGAAACGGTCAGAGTGGCAAGACCATTGGCCTGCAGCACCTTCTGCGCGTTCCGGCTGGAGGCCGACTTGGCGATGGTGTTGGTGCTGGCCGTTGCATCAGTGGGTGAGATGTACAGCGGGATGTACGGGCAGAACACAGCAGCCGCCCGGTTCCAATCCTGCGGACGATACCCAATGAGCATCTTGTTCTTCAGACTGGTCAGCGTCTCGGCCCAGTCACACACGTACACGTTGTAGATGTTCTGCCAGGTACCCGTCTGGCGAAGACCGCTGCCGAACTCCCTGACAGCACCAGCGGGCAACTTGCTGTAGGCATTGGAAGCCTCAAACAGTGTGGCCTGAGTCGGGCCGGTGATGATCCAGCCAGCCGACTGATACATCTTCTTGCTGATGTCAGCAGAAGCCCGGTTCAGGTACTGCGACAGGCCCCAGGTGAGCCAGTCATTGAGGTTCTCGAAACCGCTGGCAGGCAGGGCCGTACCGAACGTACCCGCATTGATGCCAGCACCGGCACTCAAGGTCTCAAGGAACTTCATGTTGATCTCAAGGGCCAGATAGTCCACAGCCGCCGACAGCATCGAGGCCTCTGCGTCAATGCTGTAGTACGCCTGCATGTCCTGGATGACCACGCTGGTCAGGTCCCAGTACACGGACTTCTCCTCAGCCGTGACATCGGTGTGAGTCATAGCGAAGCTGATCTGTGACTTGGTATCAGCCTCGGTGTGGTCGGCCCACCCGGTGTCGAACACAGAACTGTCGTCCATGTTGCTGCCGTCTGCCGAGGAACCGTTGGTCCCCGTCTTGTACTGCGGCTCGTAGAAGTAAACCCGAGCCGTGGGGCGGTCAATCGGCTGCACGGAAGCGATGTCATACGGGATGAGCATGGGCAGCATCTGCCGGATGATCGGCAGGACCATCGGGAGAACCGTGCCCAGAGCCGTACTCGTGGTAGCGGTCTCACGGAAGCCCTGCTTCGTCATGGCATACAGGTAGCGGGCGTTCTCGCGGCTACCCTCGTAGTTCTTGATGATCTGCTCCATGCACCAACGCTTGTTGGACGGGTCCCGACGGCCATTGTCTTCCAGACCCTCAAGCAAGGCAGTCTTCACGCCGTCAATGCTATCGGGCCGCTCGACAACCTGATGACTCCCGTCCAGCATGAACCGCTCACGTTCCTTGTCCTTGTTCAGGTGGATACCAACGGTCTCTACCTTGACGGGCTTCCGCAGAGCCTCTACCTGAGGAGTGATCTCCTTGACCTTCTCCGCGACAGCATCCACGGTGTCACAACCCTCAAGATGCAGGGCCACAGTCTGAGCAATGAACTCGTCAGACTCCGCGAGCTTCGCGACAGCCGCCTCCTTGGCAGCCTCCAACTTGGCCTGCTCCTTGGCAGCCTTCATGGCCTTAGCCACGATGTCGTTGGCACTCTTCTCAACGTCAGTCTTGATGCTGGCCTTGATGGCCTCAACATCGATCTCGGGAGCCTTCGGCTCCTCTTGCGTCTCTTCAACCTTCGTGGTGGGTTCGTCACCCATAGTGGTTTCCTCCACAGACGGGGCACCTTCGGTCTCCATAGTCTCAACTACATCCTGCACCGCATCCCCAACCGTCTCCGCCTCCACGTCATCCTTCGGCTTCTTCGTTTTCAGGATACGAGTGCTGGCTGCTCCCCTGCGAACCGGATCACAGCCATCCAAAATGTAGTCCCTAATCACATCATGGAGCCAATTGCCCTTCTCGTCTGTCTGTGATTCTGCTCGGCCATACCCAATGATAGAGAATTCAGTCTGCACTCCAGCGGCCCACAACTTTCCGATGTTCTCACCCGCTTGGGTCGGGACTAGAACACCCTCCATTATGAGGTCGTTGTCCTGCAGCATCACCGCATCATATCGGACGCATATCTCAGAAGGCTTGTCATCACTCAACCATCCGGCATGTCCATCTCGACCAGTGAAGCGACCAGCCTTACAAAGCCTGTTGGCACGGGGGAGATTGTTCTCGAACTCTTCCCGTGGATAGAGTCTCTTGTTCTTGTTGACCTTATCAGCCTGAGCGACACGGGCAGTGAAGTGCCAGTACCCATCTTCGTCCTGCTCGGTCTTCTCAATGACACCCTCGAACTCTTCAGCGATGCAGTCCCGGTCCACCTTAGCTAGGTCAATGACCTTGGCATAAGCCTCTTCAATGAGGGCATCATCCGCCCCGGCCTCTACCATCTGCAGCAGCAACTCATCGGCCTGTACGAAGGTGTTAGCCTCGGCTATGAGAGATGGGTAGTCCACACTGTCCTCGATGTCCCCCACCAGCCTATCCACGGCCTCGGGGTCAATGTCCAGGGCATTGGCATGGGCCTTCAGGTGTTCTAAGGCCACCCGCTTGTCTGCAAGGGGAATGTCAGCGGCCTCCAGATCACCGAGACACTGGGTCAACATGTCAATGTCCACAGACTTATTCTCGGT